CAGCAAGAAGTAGTTTTAAACCAACAGCAGTGTTAACTAGCGTTACTGGCTTTGTAATATGTTTAGATAATGCGCTACCACTAAATGGTGTGGTTTCTGCTGCATAATCAAATACGACATTATAACCGGCAGTAGCCGATCCAATTGGTCTATCAATTTCATTCTTGGTCAATGCGATTGAACATCTTTGTAAATCAATAACAGGTGACACGAAATTACTTCCGGTTACGTATGATATTTTTATTGACGCAGTGTCAATATTTGCTAAGCCACCATCTGCTATAGTAGCATCTTCTTTTGTTGCTGCTGCAACCATAATAGGACTATCAAAGAAATTCTTTTGATTAAGAGCTATTGAGCTATACCCTAATGCATTACCTTGTGGATCAACCGGAGCTTGATAAGGCGTTTCGAGTGCGACCGACGAATATCCGCTATAGAATTTACCAGATGCCGTTATCGAAGTATTTGAAGGAGCTAATGTTTGAACAATAGGATGAACAGTATCGCCCTGAATGTTTTTAGTTGCCGTCATTTCCCCGTTACCACCTTTAGCGGCAGTAACATTACCGGCAGTTACTCCAGCACATGTGAATTTATATCCAGTTGGATCAATGTGAGTAATAGTATGTGTTGTATTAATTTGTGATTGTGTAATTGTTCCGACTGCTGATGTGCCGGCTCCGGCTAGAGTAACTTTATCACCAACAAATAAGTTATGATTTTTATGCATAACTCTTACGACTGCAGATCCAGCAGTTGTAACAATAGGATTAGTCGACAATTGAGCTAAAGGCAGATTTGCATTTTTAAGATAAACTTCGCCGGTCAATGAACTAAATACTGCTCTATGCAAAACAAATTTCATATCTTGTTCTTGCGAGGCTTCCCATGTTGTACTATTTTGTGACTTAAAGAAAGATCCCAGGAAAGGTTGCTTTGTAATTCTTGCCGATGTCGATCCCAATTCAAAATCACCCATAAATGAAGTCCATAAATTATAACTAGTGTTGTCAGTTACACATACGACTGCATATTCAGTATTACCACTTAGAAAAATTGGTTCATCAAATTCAAACGTTGTTGGTATAGTAGCATTGTCTGAAATGCTAACTGCTGAAGGATTTAAATATTTTCTAGAGCCTGGAATGATAGTATTTGACGCTGGATAACCATTCACTAACGGCCGTATCTCAATCCATACCGGTAATGTTGTGTCTTTAGACTTAAAGAACAGATCTACCTTTGTTACGTAAACACCATCTTGGTTAGTTATAAAAAATGATTGTGCTAAAGGATCAGGATTTTGGTTGGTTGCGCGATTGTTTGTTATTACTCGGCTCGATCCTGTAGTAACGCGGGTTCCTACAACTGTAAGATGCCTAGTTGACATTATTTCTTCTTGCCATGTCTGAATATGGCCGGCTGCCTGGTATGTTGCAACAGCAGAAGATCCGGGCTTACCTCCATTTTCAATTGTTTCAGTTACATCAAGTATTTTAAATTCTGCATTTCCAGATCTAAACTTAGTAGTACTGTTATGAGGAATAAAAAATGATCCAGTCAGTGTTCCTGCTCCAGAAGAAATAAGAGAACTTGCCCCGGCTGGATGTGCAGTCAATAAATTTGGACTTTCATACTCAACTCTTGCATTATTGATCCGTGAAAAATTTTCAGATCTTACAAAGTCAGTAATTTTTTTGCCATTTAAGTAAGCAAACATTTGAGCATTCGGTCTTATACCAACAGCCTCAAAGAAAACACGTCGGCTTCTCATAAACGGAATAAGCGCTATATCAATTATTTTAGATCCTAAGCTTGTTCTTATTGTTTCAGATGCTACAACTCTGTTTACAAGTGCTGATGTTGTTGTATCAAATCCAGAAGTTAACCAGTTGTTTGATTGTTGAGAGAAAAACGATGTACTAGTTTGTTGTGTGCCAGTAATTGCCGAGGTTTGATCACCGACTTCTAATCCGTTAATATCGGTTCCTAACCAACCCCATTCAGACTGATCATGCAATTGTGCTTGATTAGTATTTAATCTAGTACCGCCATCAATAATTTTTGCTGCGGCGATTTGATCTACTTTCCATTCATCTGACTGAGGAGAAAGTGTTACAGAACCGGTATATGAAGAAAGCATAAACGGATTAACGTTTTCAGTTCTTGACGCTTTACTTTGACTTATATATGGTGAATTCGTGTGAGCAAGATATACGTTATCACCTTTCAAAACTGTATTTGTTGAAGCAGTATTATCATAAATCAGACCCACGTTGGTTTCACTGAATGCTGGATGTAATGTCATAGTTTTAGGATTAATGGATGCCTTATACTCATCATTTGATGTATCAGAATGAAACTGATCTTTAAAGTTATCAACCAAGAAACCAGATTTTGTTCTATTATTACCGCTACCATCAAGTACTTCTAATTGACTAGTATCTAGTTCAAGCAAGCTAAGTGCAACAGTTTCTTCAAGAAGATCAATACGTTTATCAATTTTACCAATATCTCTCATGGTATAACCTTTATTTTCCAAATACTGGACAGTCATATCACTTATTGAAGTTGTTCCACCATTTAATGATGTTCTATATAATTCTAAAGTTTTTGGTGGTAAGTACGGAAGTTTAGGTAAAATACTCGGCACACCTTCTAAATTTTTAATTACACCATTTTCTCCAACAACAATCCTATCTTGCCTTGGAAGAAAGTGTTCAACTTTTGCTAAGATAATTGTATCATTTTGAGGTAATTCACTTAACACACCTCCAGCTGCACCACCAGCATCGTCAAATGTTCCATTAGCTTTTTTAGCCGATCTAAAATCAAGAACATCTCTTAATTCAATTATGCTTCCATCTCTTAGTCTATGTGATGGAATAGAACCGTATGGTGCTGGATATGAATTAACTGCAAAGCAGTTTCCGGACGAATGTGAATAATGCGTAAATTCTACATAGAGGTTACCTGTTAAACTGCTAGTAGATTTTCTAATTAATTGCCCTTGTCCATAAAAACCATCTCTTTGACCATTATCAAAAGTAAATTGATCTGAAACATTATCTCCGCTTGAAGTCCCTGCTTTAATAGTAACCATTTCTATTACATCATTTTTGCCAAGAGGAGCGATAAAGGTTGTTCCATCAATTGCAATTGTAGATGTAACTGCTGTAACAGTTTTAGTTCTAATAACCGCACTTTGTTGTATGTAAACGATGGCTTCAACTGCGTGACCCGCACTAATACCTGATCCACCTACAGTAACTGATTGTGTAGCTACACCACCTGATGTTATTCCCCATGCTGAATTTGCAAGTCTAACACCATTTGACATTACTACCCAGTCATTCGCATTGGAAAATGTTTCACCAGCAGCAGGTGAAGTAAAGACTATTGTGCCTCCACCAGAAGCAGTTCCACTATATTTTCTTTGAGCTGAAAAGGACATATTTGTAATAGCTTTTGGCCGATTTACCGGAAGCGGGAATAACAAATTATTTTCACTTGCTTCTTTCAGAACCGCGACTGAACTTTCTAACACAAGAGTTGCAAAGTGTGTATCATCTGAGCTAAATGCAAGAGTCCTAGCAGCTCTAAACGACGATGTCATATTAACATCAAAAATAAACAGCCGGTAATTTGCTCCAAGCTGATCGATGTGTCTAATCCTGCAAGTACCTATTAATGTAGTAGCGCTATTTGGTGTAGTATTATTATGAATTTCTACTAATGGATATGTAGTTTTTGTGCCATTACCATCTAGTGGCAATGCTCCAGCAATTGCTGCGGTGACTATTACATAGCTACCATACTCAACTGCGATAGACGAACTAGGCAAAACTGATCCAGCTGGCAACACATCTAAATTTGTTGTCAGCGCTTTATTAACAGCTAATTCAGTCTGAACTGGATGATTTATTCTGTGTCCATTTACATATGCTTTTCCTGGACTTACTACTGCACTTAGAGTAAGTAGGCTAGCTGAATCGTATGTCATAAAATATGGATTTACTAAATAGTCACCAGATTCTTCAGCTGTTCTTTGAGCTACCATATCATTAATTTTATTATATTGATTAAAACCTGTTGCCTGTTCAACTATTTGGGATTTCACAATATTAGCTACAAATACAAAAGTATCGAGTGCACCTACATTTGCTTGATCGATCATAGTCAACGTTATTCTAAATCTATCTGCTCCAGGAGCTGCTACATTTGGAAACACACCTTGATTATCAAATAATGCGTCATTATCACTAGCAGTAACTATTTCTTGCACAACTTTAAAACCAACACTACCAGTATAATCATTAGAGTATTTCGAAACCATTAATGATTGAGATTTCGAGCTGCAGAAAAATCCTTGAGTGAAATAATCACCGGCCGCAATAGATACTCGGATGCCTTGACCAATAGCCGGATTGCCGGTAGTATTGGTTGTTTGAGTCGCGTATGATATTGTGCTGCTAGTGATAGTTTCACCTGGAGTAAATTTTATTGTGCTAGTTGTTGGAGTAATACTTCCTGATCCGGTATATATTACATAAAGAGTAGGTGGATTATTTGTTAAATCACCAGCTGTTCCGCTTATTACTTGAATGATCCTTGCCGTCACACCGGAAGTTGATCCAGTAAAAACTAAGTTTTCTAATGCTGAGGCATCAGTAAAAACACTCGGGGTATTCCCATCTGTAGGATCTAATTTAATAAATTCAATACCAGAATTAAGAGTAACTCCACCAGGATTAACCATAGCACCATCTTTAAAGATATTTCTGCCGAATCGCTCGATATCTTTCTGGATAATAGTTTGAGATTGAGTTAATTCCCGGGCTTGCAGAGCTCGCCGAGGATTAAAAAGAATTCTTTTAAAACCCGCACTATCGGTAAAATCATCCTTATAGGTAGAACTCATTAAGTTTTCTGAGAATGTTGTTGTCATATTATTACTCTACTCTTATAATTGGATTATTACTTTAATATCTTCAGACTGATTTGCAGTACGCTGCACTGCAGTTCTGTTATCTAAATACAATACGTCACCACTAAATTTATTTACTTCACCAGTAACATTGGCAGAATCTCCAATTGTTCCTTCGCCACTACCATCGATTTCCTGAATTGTCTCACTTGATAAAAAGTCTTTAAATCCTGTTTCAGGAGATTGATGATAAAATATTCTAGTTCCTAAGGCAGCACTTGAATCGAAATTATCGATATATCCTTTAGCACCAGAGCTAACACCTTGAATAGTTTTATCTTTACTAAACGCAACAGTTTTCTGAGATAACTTCATATGATGCGTTGCAATTCCAGTTAAAGCACGATATATGCCGGTTGAATCACCAGCTAGCACATTTTTGATAAGACCTATTTGCCTAAAGTCCTGTGACAAAATAAAATCATTATCAGTTTCTAAAATCTTGCTTCTAAACATTAACGCATCTGCTTTTAAGTCAATTACTGGGTCAAATCCAAATCCTGGATTTGGACCAATTATTGGTCGAGCTTGCGCACTATCACCACCACCACCGGATAACGTTAACGTTGCTACAGTATAACTATCTAAATAATTTAATGTGGTTCCGATAGGATCTGTCTTAATAGCTGTAATCTTACCAGTGTCAGAATCTATAACTGAACTTAGGATCAAATTTGCAGAATCACCTGCTCCTGGAAAACGAAGCTCGCCATCACCTATAACACTAATAGTAGGAAATTGACCAGCTGTACCGTAACCACTGCCTTGATTTGTCATAGCAAATGAGACAATTCTACCTGGAACTGCGTTATTTTGAATTTCCCATTGTTTAATTTCAATGCCGGTCGAGTTAGAGTCTGGCTCAGTCTCTTGTCTATGAACAGGCATATATTGTGATGATAAAAAGAAATTAGCTTTTAATGCACTAACAGTGTATAAAAATTTCCATACATATCCATCAGATGTTTCAAACGGATCAGCATTAGCCGACGATGGTTTTATAAGAGATGGTTGCGTAACACCTGCTTTATTTCTACCAGTTCTTAAACAAATATATACTCCATAATTATCAGTTAATACATAGAAACGCCTACTTAAACTTAAGCTGCCGGATCTCTTATCATCCCACTGGGGAAAAATTGTACCGTATGTCCAGTCCTGTCGAGGCACAACAAAACTAACAGCTTCAACCTGTTTTACTGCTTGTAATCGTGACTTAAAATCTATAATGTCATGTTTTGAATTTACTGGAGCAATAGCAACATCGTTACTATCCCAATATTCAGATCGTGACAAACCAATATAAAACTCGCTACTAGCACCGTTATAATCTGCTAATAGGGTTTTTAGAATACTATGTTTTAAATTATCGGTGACGACAGCTGTCATATTAGTTTCCTCTTAATACTTACTCAAAGTTATAATGCTAAAAATATTATGTTAGTTATATTTATATAGTTTATTCATACTATACGACTACATCTGAGTCATAAAGTGGATAAAGTTGTGTCATATCAGAATCAGCTTCAAAGTGTGCTGCTCCAAGTTCTGCATATGCAAGAGACGTAGTAATAATAGATGGATACGGTTTTTTCAGATAATCTGGATTATCACCGGTTCCTACATAGAATGATGGATATGTTCCATAGTATCCATAAGAATCTGCACCGATATGTGTAGGTGCGTCATCGACACGAATTAGTGTTGCACTATCTGTAGTAGTATTCCAAATCTGTCTTGTTTGTGATGCCCAATCATATATGCTAGACCTCTGCGTGTTTAGTACAGCTAAAGTTTGATTTAAATAAGCGTCTTCGCTTAAAGGTCTCACATGCAGCCTTACGTTATAACTAGCGCCGTTGTAATTCATATCTGTCAACGCAGTAATATCAACAAGTTGTAAAGTATCTGCAACAGGTCGATCACCGAGCGAATCATATAAAAAATTATTAGATATCGGTGCAACACTTTGTAGAATATATTCTGGTAAATCGAAGGCAACTGAAACTGCAGGTACTTCAAACAACTTACCTGGAGATTGAATTACAACTTCACATGCTAAATGAAATCCTGTAGGGTGAACAAACTTTTTATATAACTCTTGCCATTCAGGCATGCCAACGTCGGTTCGAATCAGATGTGATAGCAATTGATATAGCCCACCATCCTGCATAACTTTTTGACCGTCAACGCCGATTTCTGAAGAGCTATCATTGAGAAAGAACAAATCGTTTTTCGGATAATGAATTTCAGCATCTGTTAAAAAGAAAGATCTAAAGAAACCTTCAGCTGAATACTTTGAACCTTTTACTCTGTAAAATTTAGCAAAGTTTCTAATTATTTCTCGTGGATTATTAAAATATCTTACACCTACACCTAGTGCGAATTCAATAAGTAGCTGTTCAAGCTGTGCAACTGAATTATCTTCAACATCACGAATAGTGTAAAGATCGTGTATTAATTCACCGAACTCTCCATTATTATCTAAACTCTCATAATAAGTTTCTAAAAATAATATAAGTGTGGGATATTCTTCTGCAAAATATTCCGGAAGCACCTCTTTAACAGATGAGCGTTGCAGATTAATTGGTAGTCTATTAAAATCTTTTAAGGTTTTTATTGACATATTGTTAGCCTAATACAACATTTGTATTTTGATAGTCGATCTTGACCCCAACTTGAAGGGTGCCAACATCTACTTTTAATAAATAATTTCTTAATGGTTTTATTACACTTTGATCGCTAGGTGTTACAGTAAATTTAATAGATGTCGTTCCATCTACAACTGCTCTTGGAGTAAATGCATTTAGTTCAACTAGACCAGTATTAGGTTGGTATGAACCAATATTATCAACAATGATAGTGTTATTTGCATCAACGATTTGAAGCAATGACGAACCTAATTTATTTCTAATTCTTGCAACAACATTAGCTTCACCATAAGTAAATGTGGTTGATTGAACACTAAAAAATACATCATCCGGAAATTCTAATTCAACTGGATAAAATATTTTATAAGATGCTTGTTTATTAAGTGTTGGAATTAAATCGGTAACTAGCTTTACATTTATTTTTGAAGACAAAATTGAAGGATCAAATGCATCGATTTCTGTTAATAGAATTGATCTTCTAAAGGATTTACCGAAACCTTTTAACGTAGTGTTAAAATGTGTTTGAATGAGATCTTTTACTCTATTTTCTACATTACCAGATTTTAATCCAGTAAGATTCGGATCCCATTGGATTTCAGTTTCTAGATTAAATCTGATATCAATTGGATCTACAAATTTTGTCCCTATTGCCATTACACTTAAATTTTTAATGTATGTATTTTCTATATTAGACTTAATATTTACTTTCTCTGCCGGTGTTACAGTTTTAGCAAATTCTAAACTAATGTAAACTTTACCGTAATCTACCGGGACGTTATCCTGGCTTCCCCAAGCGGCGACAGCAGTAATAGTTGGAAAGTTGGCTTTAATCATAGATTCATAATCAAGAGCCGTAACTAATCTTTGTTGTGTCGCAAAAGCCGACGGAGCTAATTGTTTAATAGTATCTATTGACTGTAAATCTGCTCCGCTAATTGATTTTGTAAGAGCAACAACAGTCGGTGTATAAGAAAGTCCATTTACCACTATAGGAGAATTGGCACTAAATGTGGTAGCTCCATTTGCTGAACTTCCGGAAGTAGACAGATAGTTAACTACTATTTTGTTGCCAGCATCCGGAGATTTACCAAAGGTTACACCATCACCAAAATTTAACTCATAAAATCCATTTGGCGTTTCTCTTATAGTATAGTATTCTGATTTCGCGCTTACTGTTACTGCTTGATTAAGAGGTGTGTACACTGTGTGAGCAGTAGACGTCGCAGAATTAAATACTTTTACTGTTGTAGTTTTAGTGTCAATGTTTAAATCAGGAATTACATATACTTGTCTATCAGTTGATTCTCCAACATAAAATGTTTTATTTGTAGAAGTTCCTTCAAATGCTATTATTTCTCTTTGGCTAAGTGCGTCAGTAAAAACATATAATCCTGTTCCATCGTCTGCAGCACTATAAATTTGACGAGTTTGAAATCTAAAATTAGTGCCGTCTATTGCACCAGTAAATGTGTATCCACTAGGAATAGTAATTGCTGTCGGTCGACCCGATACTCCAGCCAAATTAACGCTTAATTTTAAAGTAACTTTTGAAGCAGTTTTTGACGCAATATCAAATCCCAGCATTTCAGCGTGCGACACGACTGAAGCTCTTAATTGTGAAGTATCAAGAAATGATTCATTTAATGCAAAGTTTGCAATTAGCCCGTTAAAGTGAGTGTTATATGCTAGCACATCTAATATATTATTAAGTCCCGACGCTTCAAAGTCATAATCAGTAAATTCCGATTTACTTTTAAAATACGTTTTTAATGACGTTTTAATTGCATTAAAATCTAATTGAGTTGATGTAATATTTGTGGCCATTTATCTTAACCTTGCTATTGATGTTTCAATGACGTCGACGGCGCCGGTTGAAATTACCCGAAATTCAATTCTACATGATATACTATTTTTATCAGGTGTAACTTTTGTCTGCACATTTAAAATCGATGCACGAGGTTCCCAATTATTTATTGCATTGACCACCGCTTCATTAATTTCATATTCCAAAAAATCATCAGATAACTCGAATAATAAACCTCTTAAATTTGCACCAAAGTTTTGCTTAAAAGGTTTCTCATGATGATTGGTTTGTAATAAATTTTTAATCGCTTGTTTAACCGATGCTAGATCTTCTTTTTTAAAAATATCACCGTTCGTTTTCTTTGTAAACAATAGATTAATATCTTTACTGATGCGCGTCCCCGAAGTAATAATACTAGGAGTTCCCAAATTGCCGTCTTCTGTTGAAAAAGCTCTTGTTACCATATTGATATCTTCTCGATTGTTTTATCTATTTATATTCTTATTATCAACTCTTTAACCATTTGTATCCAGCAAAGCTGTTATTACTAGCCAATTCTTCATATCGGGCGACATCAGTAGGATCGGTTATGTCTACCATAGACCAACCTTGTTTTTCTCC